AGGTGTTATGATAAAAAAAACAACAGGAGTCAAAAAATGTTAAATTATGATTACGAAGATGTGGCAGATGCTCACGATAATCTCTATGATTTTCAAGTCAAAGAGCTTAGAAAATCTTTTGAAGATATTATTGAAAGAATGTACTTTCCCGGTCATCCGGATGTTGACGATGATATCGATCTTCAATTGCAAAAAATGGCTGAAGTTTTAAGGGTTTCAATGCCCAGCAAATTTGAAAGATATGGATTTGATGTTATAGAGGATGTTTTACAGTACAATGCTCAAATTGACATGGATTTTCTATACTCTCTCGATGTATCTAGGGCTTGGAATTATCTAGACACTAAAATTAACTCTAAGAATTTATTGAATATGGGTCTTACGACACGTGACCTAATAGATTTTTGTTACAGCCCTCAATTTAAAAACAGGACTCGCGAATGTGTACGAAGCAATGCCTAATTGATTCTATCGATATGCTAAGAGATAACGCGTGGCAACACGCGTTAAAGTATAGATTTGATCCCACAATAGGGAAAATCTACGAAGATCAATTAAAGAATTTAAACGTATTGTTAGAACAAGCACAGGAGAATAACCATGAATCAGTCTGAAAATATAGCGGAATTAGCGACAGCGTTATCAAAAGCACAAAGTGAAATACAGGGAGCTAAAAAGGATTGTGCCAATCCTTTTTTTAAAAGCAAATACGCTGATTTATCTAGCGTTTGGGATGCATGTAGAGAGCCATTAACTAAAAACGGTCTTTGCGTAATACAAACAACGGCAGGAAAAGACGGAAAGCAATTCCTTTACACTACATTAGCACATACATCCGGGCAATGGATGCGCTCAGAGATGGAGGTTATTGTAGCAAAGCAAGACATGCAGGCGCTAGGATCGAGTTTAACATACTGCCGCAGGTTCTCATTGTCTATGATGGCAGGGGTTTGCCCTGAAGATGACGATGCTAACTTAGCATGTGTGAAAGCACCGGTTGAAAGGCGGATCATAACATCTCAGCAAGCTGATTACTTAGAAGGGCTGCTATCTCAATGTCCGGATGCATACGTCCAAAATGTACGCTCACATATTGCTAAGGCTCCTATTTCCGCAAATTCTATCCGTATGCTTCCGTTAGAGGCTTTCGAGAATATGAAATCGGCTATTGAAATGACAATCGCGAAGAAAAAAGAGGTGGCAAATGTATAATAAATTCACTTGCCCTATCGATGATCCCGGCTTACGCCGGGATTTCATAGGCGCTTCAGATGTGCCCATAATCATGGGGGAAAGCCCTTGGTGTACACCATTGCAGCTTTATGAAAAGAAATTAGGGCTTCTAGATCAAGTTGTAACAACCGCGATGGCTCGGGGCACTCAAATGGAAGAAGAAGCTAGGCAAGAGCTGTGTAGGCTCACAGGAATTGAAATGCAACCTCACAGAATGTTTAGCAATAGAACTCCGTGCATGATGGCTAACTATGATGCTAGGGGCATATTTAATCAGCAAATATGTGAAATAAAGTGCCCTGTCAATCCTGACTATCCAGAAAAAGTTCCTGAAAAATACTATGGGCAATTACAATCTCAAATGTATGTTGCTCAAGTAGAGGAAATGATGTATTTCACCTACCACCCTTTAGGGTCTAAATTGATATGGTGTGCGGCTGATCCCGAATATCAAAAGAAAATGGTTGATAAAGTACTTGAGTTTCATGCAAGATTGCAGCAATTTGACCCCCCGGAGCCGACGGATAAAGATTATGATCAGCGTCAAGATGACGTGTGGAATGATTTAGCTGAGAAATATAAATATTTACTGAGTACATCTAAAGAAATGGATCGACAGCTTGAAGAATGTAAGGCTTCCCTTATCGCACAAGCAAAAGACCGCTCAACGATGGGAGCAGGAATTAAAGTGTGTAAGATGACTCGAAAGGGGAACATAGACTACTCTAAAATCATAGAAATTCGAGGGGTGGATTTAGAAAAGTATCGAAAGAATACAACAAATTGCTGGAGAATAACTACATGAAATATATGATTTTATCTTTATCTTTTTTGCCATTGTGCTTAAATGCTGAAAATGATAAAATAAAAGAAAACATTTTATTCAAAGCACATCAATGCCAAATTGACATGAAATATATTTCGCGATTCGAGCGCGAATTTATTTACAAAAAGGGCAAGATGGATGCTTATTTTGAAATAATGGAATTAATTGAGTTGGAAAATGGCAAAAAAGAAAAAAGAAGTAATTGATAATTATTTACAGTTGGATTTAATCCCCCCGACTGAAATTGAAAAGCTTTATAAAGAATTTATTGAAGTGAAAGAGAGTTCGGATAAAGTACGTCGAGGAGTATTTGCCAAACATACGGCTCTATCTAAAAAGGTTGACGATCTAACTTGTCAAATAGAAAGTTTACAGAATCAGCTTATTGTAATGAATGAATTTATTTTGACTAGATTAGGATGCATCGAAACAAAAACGGACTATTGCGATGAGATTACCTGCTTAAATGTAACTAAATTGGATGTTAGCTATGCTGATAAGCGACATAAATCTATGGAAACTATGGACGTACTTACGTTAAGCGCTTAGGGAAAATATGGATAAAATGATTACAAATTTAAATATAAAAAATCTCTTTTCTAAAGAAAACAAAATAGAATGGTTTGGTCAAGGCGAATGGGTTGATGAGCCGGATTGTGTTACTTTTGAATATAAAAAATATAAATGCTTAATTTTTAGAGTAGTTAAGGAAGAAACCTGTAACGAGTATTGTTTTGGGGGGCATTTGTGTGGTTATGTTTTATTGACTATTGACCACAAGTTATATGGGGCTTGCCTTTCGGAGATTAATTGTCATGGGGGATTAACATTTTCAGAGTGTGATGCTGATTTCCCTGAATACGATGGAAAAGGCTTGGAAGGAGAGCGAAGCGGATTATTTTTCGAGATCTTGCGCTTGGCCAAGGAAATCAAGCCCTCTTTCATATTCCTTGAAAACGTGCCGGCTATACGATCCCGGGGTGGATTGCAGGTTGTTAGAGAAATTGCCGAAATGGGGTATGATTGTAGATGGTGTGTTATATCCGCTGCTTCAGTTGGAGCAAAACATAAAAGGGAAAGATGGTTTTTACTGGGCCACTCCAAAAGCAAGCGACAAACGAGGGGATTGCCCCTCGGAGAGGAGAAGGCAGTCACCATGTCTAAACAGTCAATTAAATATGAAGAATGGCACAAAGAACCTGAAGACAAACTTGCAATGGTTGGAGTGGCTGATGGGATACAATATCGGGTGGACAGAATTAAATGTTTGGGCAATGCAGTGGTTCCGGCTCAAGCAAAAAAAGCATTTGAGATCTTGATGGGTATAAAAAAAGCCCCGTAACCTTACGGGGCACAACAGGAGTCTAACTGCTTAGGCTTCTGCGTACACTCTAACAGCATACAACAATTTTAGCAATGGATATTTTTATGAAAAAACCAAGAGTTATAATTTCATCTCTATGCAGAAACCTATCAAAATTAGAAGATTGGGTTGGGCTTCTGAAATTTTTAGCTAGAAAAAATTGGGTTATTGTTGTGAAACTCAAGAAAAACTTTAGGCTTAAACAAAAAAAATAGGAGCCTTTTTCAAGGCTCCCTATTTTTCAGTTGTTGCTTAATCTCTGATTAAGCTAAACTTGAACTTTTAGAGCGCTTATCTTCCCGGACACCCGCTCTAAAAGCTACATTAATTCTTTAAAGTCAGCATAGCAGCGCAGATTTTAAAAATCAAGTAGTCAAACTAAAAGTCCGGGGAAAGGAATTACGTCCATGTCCCATGACTTTTACGATTCTAATGCTACAGTATCCCCTATTTCCCCACAAGAAAAAAATCACTTTTTTTCCGGTCATTCCCATTCTTTTGATATCGGAATAGCTCAACACCTAGGTGTGAACGCTGCTATTGTGTTTAACCATATCATTTACTGGTTACGAATAAACAAACAAAAGTCATATAATTTTATAGAAAATAAAACTTGGATGTATGAAACTATTTCAGAAATTTCAAAATTTTTAGGATACTTATCAGAAAAACAAGTTAAAACAGCCATTCGAACTTTAGTTGATAATGGATTGTTGATTGAAGGATTCCATAGTAAAAATAAATTTGATCGTACAACTTGGTATTCAGTGCCTGATGAGGAGTTTTTAGATCCTCAAAAAATCTTTACGAAGAGCCCTACAGGGCCGGTCGGAAATCCCTACAGGGCCGATGGTAAATCCCTACAGGGCTCTTGTATAATACAAGATAAACACCAAGATAAACACCAAGAGAATAACACTAACACACCCCCTACCCCCAAGGGGGAAGTCGCTAAAGCGACGTGTGCGTTTGGTTCTTTTGTCATTTTGAAGGATGGTGAGTATAAGACACTTTCCGAGAAGTTCGGAAAAATCTTATTAGATGCCACTATCGAGGAGATGAACGATTATTGTGCAGCATCTAAACCCAAAGGCTACACGGATTATGCTGCTGCTCTAAGGCAATGGATGAGAAAAAGAAAGTCGTCCCCATCCCAAGCTTACATGGGAAAAACTTTAGATAGGCGCACTAAAAACATTGATGGGACTCCTGTAAGTTCCCCTGTAGACGGGAGATTTTAATGGAGTACGCAAAACTATCTGAGTGTGACCAGTCCGTTGAAGTACTGCATGCTTTACATGAAATGCTTGAAAAAGCTAAAGGTTTTTTACTGTTAGCCGGTAAAAATGGTACTGGAAAAACTTATGCATCAAAATGCGTCTACAATAGAGCTATTTACCCTCTTATTCCGCCTGCACATAATCATGATATTGCTTATTTTGTTAAACAAGAAGAGCTTAGCATGGTTTTAGAGGAAGAAAGATCGAAGTACGGACAGACATTTTCTTTTTTGAAATCTATTCGAGATGCTCAATTGCTTGTTCTTGATGACATTGGAACTAGACCTCCATCGGATTCTTTAAAAGGTTTTTTATATACCTTGGTTGATTATCGTTATGACTTGAATTTAGCTACAATATTGACGACTAATTGCACTGCTTCTGAGCTTAGGGTGACAATGGGAGATGCTTTTGTTAGTCGAGTAGCTTCCGGCAAATGCTTTAGGCTAGAAGGTGTTGACAGAAGATTTAAAGATTTTTAAAAAACACCTTGGCGATTTAGGTCATATGTGCTAAAAAGTGGAAAATATGTCTATTGCTAAATCAAATTTGAATTGGGTTAACCGAAAGAGTCCTTTTGAAAAGCTGCATAAATACGCGGGAAGGCCCGAACTTATGATAAGTAGAGCAAATATAGCTTTGACGCAAGAAAACCCGGCAGAGGCTAAAAGAATGAAAAATAAGGGTACTTCATGAAAAGAAATTGGAGCGATTTAGAAAATGATGAGATACGTGCTCTATGGCAAAGCTACTTGTCTTATGAAGAATCTCATAACGATATGCTAAGAACAAGAGAACCAGTGGTTTTCCGTCTCACTTTTACCGAGATTATAAAGTTGGTAAAAGAACTTTTAATCAGATTGAGATAAAAAGAGGGTGCATGAGTCCAATTGAATCAGAAGACCTGCGACAAAAGTTTAAATTTTTTCTAAAAGTTTGGGAGCATGCTCATAATCGTTTGCTAGCAAAAAAAGACGCTGACGAAATAAAAACTTTTGTTGACTCATACATAAATTTATTTGGTGACGATGATCATAGAAATACCGGGAATCCCTTTGCCGTTAAAAAGGCATAGATCTTTTTTGAGATGTGGGAAAATCGGTCAATACGATCCACAACTCAAAGAAAAGACTTTGTTTCAAAAGAAGCTACGCGCCCATCTTTGTGAAAAAGGTGTTATTACAGCACTACTATCAAATGATCGCCCTTTTGTGCTTTTGTCATTTTACATGCCTTTTCCGAAGTCTCAATTAAAAAAAAATACTATAATTGAAGAAATACCCCATAATAAAAAGCCTGATCTAGACAATCTAATAAAGTTTGTTTTAGATTGCGGAAACGGATTGTTATGGTTAGATGACTGCAAAATACCATATATTTCAGCTTTTAAAGAATATGGAAAAGAGCCAAAAACAATAATAGAAATTATATGAATAAATGCGATTTACAACCGGGTGATAGATATGATTTATTAACTGTTTTACATGAAACAGATCGCATAAGAAGCCGGCGAGCTTATTTATGTCAATGTAGCTGTGGCAATCAAAAAGTCATACAAGCAAAAAGCATTGTTGCCGGCAGGACAAAATCGTGCGGTTGTCTCCGGTCAATGAATGGTAGTATGCATATGGGATTACAATACAAAGAGTATATCGGAAAAAGATTTGACCGTTTACAAGTGATAGAATACTCTTATGGCAATTTACAAAGATGTGCTCACTTGCTTTGTAAATGCGATTGTGGCAAAGAAAAAGTGATTGCAGCGCGAAAGCTTTTGCAGGGACAAACAAAAAGCTGCGGCTGTAAATACGAAGAAACAAAACAAAGATTTAGAGACAAAAGGAAAAAAAATGTCATGTAATGAAAAAAGGCCGGACGAATCAGATATGTTAATCATGGCATGCATTATTCTTGGGATCATGGCAATTATTGCATTTATTTATTTATAAAGGAATTACGTATGGAAATAGAATTTTTAAAGTTTGATAAAACTCCGCAAGAAAAACATTTAGGCATAGCAACGATAAGAGTAGAAAGGCGATTTATTTTTAGATTTAAAATCATGCAAAACCCCAAAGGAGAAGGGTATTTTTTAAATGCTCCGGCAATGAAAATCGATGAAAAGTACTGGCCGGCATTCGCTTTTGATAGCTCTTTTGAATCGGATAGCGTTAAAGAATTTGTATTATCAAAAGTGAAATCAATATTAAATACAAATGATCAAATTAAACCCTTATTTAGATCTGAAATTCCACCTGAGATACAATCGGAATTTAATTTTAATGAGGCGCCATTTTAATGGAAGTACAATTAATCAAAATTAGTAGTCTTAAATTATTGGAAAATAATCCTCGCACTATCACTAAAGAGCAAATGCAAAAGCTATGCAAAAGTATACAAGATGATCCGGAGTTTCTGAAGTGTCGGCCTGTGCTTGTAAATAAAACTTGTGTATGGCCTGAATTAAGCAAGCACGATGAAGATGGAGAAACACTTAGAAGAATTGACACGCTTACAGTTTACGCAGGCAATCAGCGAGTAAGAGCTGCTAAAAAGCTAAAAATGAAAGAAATTCCTTGCATCATCGAAGAAAATCTATGCGACGAAATCATGAAAAAAAGGACGATTCTTGACAACAAAACATTTGGAAATTTTGACTTTGATATTTTGTTGAATGAGTTTGATACTGAGATGTTGCTGGATTGCGGATTTACTATGCCGGAATTAACGGGGGAAGATATTAATATTTCTGGCGAAGACTTACAAGACGATGAAGAGGAAGTCGAGCCCCCGAAAGAGCCAAAAACAAAACCGGGTGATCTTTATGAGCTTGGCGTGCATCGTCTTAAATGTGGGGATAGCACTAATTCTGATGATGTGACGGATGTTCTATCTGGGGCTACACCTATTTTGATGGTTACTGATCCGCCTTATGGGGTTAATTATGATGCTTCATGGAGAAAAATATCAGATGGAAATAAAGGAAGAAAAGTTAAAAGCTTTGGAAAGGTAGTTAATGATAGCATAAAATCATGGAAAAGTGCTTTTAAACTATTTAATGGAGAAGTCGCATATATTTGGCATTCATCACTACAAGCAGAAGATACTTTGTTAGACATTAAATCTATAGGATTTATTTTGATTTATCAAATCATTTGGGTTAAACAACTCGGGTTTTCGATGGGTGACTATCATCATTATCATGAGCCTTGCTATGTAGCCGTCAAAAAAGGATGCAGACATAACTGGCAAGGCAGTAGAAAAGAAAGGACCGTTTGGGAGATACAAAGCCGAGCGGCCCTTGGAAACACTTCGCAGATGGAAGAGGCAACCGGCCACAGCACACAAAAACCTCTTGAATGCATGGCTAAACCTATTAGAAACAATACTGCCGAAGGTGAAGGCGTTTACGATCCATTTCTCGGCTCGGGAACCACTTTAATTGCAGCTGAAAAGCTTAATCGTATTTGCTATGGTCTTGAAATTGACCCTGCCTATTGTGATATCATCGTTCAACGTTGGTGTAAACTCACCGGTAAAAAAGCAAAAAGAAATGGCGTAGAGATTGACGAACTTTAAAAAGTTATCCCCGAAACCAGGGATAACTAATAATAATTCTATTCGATATCAATATTCTTTTCTCGATATTTAGCCAGCTTCTCCACACATTGCCTAGCTTCTTCATAAGAGTGGCAAAAAGGAAAGCAATAGGAAGAATTTGATATCTTCTTCACAGCTTTATTGAAAACTAGCCGATTTGTTATAAAATGATGAGCAAAAGCGGATACAACAGTACTAGAAAAATAAGGCATTGATCGATCTTTACTTTTATACCGTAGACAGTCTTTTATTTCGGGCATGTAAATATCGACAAATTCCATAAACTTTTCTTTATGTGCTCCTAGGCTAAAATTTCCATTTTTAAAGTCTCTGCCAAATTTACCCCTATTCGATTGACCTCCCATTTTCATGATCACAGGAAAAAAAATTGAAGCTTGCAGTGTATATTTATCTGACAAATCTTTTAATATTTTGTAATCTTCTATGTGATCAGCGTGAAATGAAAGAAAGTTCTTATATTCCCAAGGTATTTGCTGGGAATTTCGTAACTTAATATCTTCTTCCGAGCCTTGCATGTCCATAATGTAATATATAGGCAACCCTAACATAAAACACGCTTTAAAACGATGCTGACCATCAATAATACGATGTTCTTTATCGACCAAAATCGGGGATAAACGGTATTTCTCAGGAAATGTTTCGTCTAATATTAATCGATTGACGTGCACCGGAGAAATTGGTCGATTGCAAGAATAGAATTTGAAAGCATCGTAATTTGTGCTAACTTTAACGTGAGTAATCTCAGACATTTAGAACCCTTATTGTGAATATTTGATTGGCGTCAAAGTACTCACGATAAGGGTTTTTTGATTTTATCACAAGAATTTATGCATTAAGTATGTGAAACATGCAAGCAGAATCTAAATCACCATCGTCTATAAGATTGGCGTTAAAATAGTAATCCCCATCTTCTTTATTTTCTTTGTAAAGCAATCCGGAAGCATCATCTAATCTATAGCCGATTTCCCCTAGCCTCTCCACGCAATAGTCAAAACCAAATTTATTTTTCCATGAATTCCTTAGCTCACAGTACAAAACACATGAAATAATCTCATATTCGTCTACATAAAACCCATCGTTGGCAGCCTCATTAATTGCTTCAGATTTTGCAAATTCTTCATCTATAGCTTCCACATGGTAAATCAATTGCACTCTTTCATTTTCTGTGCCAAATTTTGTGACTTCAATTTCTACTTCGTAACCATTCTTTTTCATTTTCATACTCCTGTTGTTTTAAGCCCCTTTCGGTGCTATTTTTGTTATAATTTATTGCTCAATCTTAAGATGCTGCTCTCTGTGCTCTCTAGCATTCTGTACAGGCTAGGCATCAGGTGGTCAATCCCTTTTTCTTTTGCTGTTTTAATCTGCCCCTCTAACTTAGTCTTTTGGGCTATTGCTTTATTTAATCTTTCTTGGTCTGTCATTTTCATTCACCTGTTGTTTGTTTATACCTTAAATATAGCAGATGTGATATTTATATGCAATGATAAAATCATCATAATATTACAAAAAATAAGTATTCAACGATAATTATTTGAGATAAATTAAAGTAAAGGGTATATAAATAATTACACATAGGCCAGAGGGAGGAATGAGTAAGGTGAAGCAAGTTAACTGGGATCTAGTCGATAGTATGCTTGTTGCCGGGTGCTTAGGCACAGAATGCGCTGCAGCAATAGGAATCCATCCACAAACTTTATATGATAAATGTTTAGCAGAGAAAAAAACCGGTTGGACTGAGTATCTAACCGCTAAAAGATCGCATGGTGATGGATTGATACGAGCAGCGCAGTTCCAGAAGGCATATAAAGACAAAAACCCCACAATGCTTATATGGCTAGGAAAGCAACGATTAAATCAAAAAGAAAATCTAGACTATGCTATCAACAAAGATATCGAGAAAAAGTTTGATGATAAAATGGCTCAAGTCTTGTCGTTGTTAGGTGCTGAAGCCGATTTGGAAGAAACAGAAGTTCATAGCAATGCCTAAATATAGGTCAACATACTGCCAAGAGCCTGGATTTTCTTATGGCATGGTTTTTTTTACGCCCCTTGACCTCAGAAAAAAGATATACTTTTGTCATCACTGCCAAAAGAATCACCTTGTTAAAGAGGGCATAAAAAAGACAGAAAGAAAACTTTAATCTTTTATCGAGCTTGAAACCGATTCTGACTTAAATATCGATGATAGCAATATCAACAGCGACACAAAGTCATAGTGATTGATTGCCACGACCATTGCTTGTTGTGGCATATCTTCAATGCGTTTAATCATTTCATCAAGAGCTTGTAAGAATTCCTCTTTAGTTGGTGATGGCTTCTCTTTTACTTCAGGGACAATTATATTGCCTTCGTCATCTACACGCAGAAAGTTAGCCCAGTTGACTGCTGCACATCCGAGTCTATCCCCACCGCTAACGCTTATCTGACCGCATTTACAAGTGCATTCGTCGCGAGGGCTTAGACTCTCGATGATTGACTCGCAGGCTTTGCATTTAGCTCTATTGCGCATAATTGATCCTATATTGTATTGTGCGCAGTATGCCTGATTTATTCTCTAAAAAACAACTCGAATACATAAAAAATGCTAATGCTAAGTGGAACATTGCTCATGGGCCTGTTAGAAGCGGTAAAACTGTCGGCTCTATTTTTCGCTTTCTTACCGATTGCATTGCTTGTCCGGACAGTGCTATTTACATTGTTGGACACACTTTTGATACCGCTTATCGTAATGTTGTCCGAAAAATCATGGAGTCTCAAGAGTTTGAGATGTTCCGTCCTTTCTGCACTTGGTCGGGTAAAAAGCTATATTTTCGGGACAAAGTTATAGGCATACTGGGGGCTAAAGATGAGGGTGCTATAGGCAACTTTCAAGGGGATACCCATTCTTTAACGTACTGCGATGAGATAACACTTTACCCTGACTCTATCATCGATATGATCGACACGAGGCTATCATGCGCACACAGTAAAGGACACGCCACTTGCAACCCATCATTTCCTACGCATAAGGTAAAAGAATGGATTGATAAGGCTTGCGAAGGGGACAAGAATTATTATCAGATACAAATAACCCTGGATGACAATCCTTATGTGCCGCAAGACTATAAAGATAGAATCAAAGGGTCGTTGTCAGGTGTCTTTTACAAAAGAAATTATCTTGGGCTATGGTGCTTGGCTGAAGGGGCGATCTTTGATTTCTTCGATCGAAAGTTACACATCACACATAAGCCTCCTGCAGCCGAATACTATATCGCTGCTATAGACTACGGAGCTAGCAATCCTTTTGCATGTTTACTCATCGGAGTGAGTACAGGGAAATATACGCAAACAGGTAAGCACCTCTGGGTAGATCAAGAGTACTATTGGGATCCAAAAGTAACAGAGAGAGGTAAGACAAACAGCGAGTTTGCTCACGATGTGCATAAATTTCTTGAAGATTACAACGTAAGACAGATCTACATAGATCCTAGCGCAGCGTCTTTTAAGCGTGAGATGCAGAAGTTGGGGCTAACGACAATTGACGCAAACAATGAGGTTTTAGATGGGATCACAATGGTTACCTCCGAGATGCGTAAAGGAGATCTTACAATTCGACCGAGTTGTAAAAACCTTATTAAAGAGATCGAAAGTTACGTATGGGATAAAAAAGCATCAGAAAAAGGCGATGATAAGCCGATTAAGTCTGGCGATCATGCGATCGACGCATTACGATATGCTATTGCTACACATAAAGTTAGTGTATATCAACCCTACAAGCATCAAGAGATAGCCGAAGAATGGAGAAAGAATAAATATGATCACTATAGAAGATGAAGAACCCTGGCTTAGGTCAACTTTAGTAAAACCCCCATATAATACGATAGTGTGGGGTATATTTAAAGGAAGAGATGTTGAGTTGGTTCAACTGGCTTTAACGGAAAGGGAATATGAAGACTATTTCACATATGCGGAAAGTAGTTGGTATAGCATTGAATTAGAAAAAACCGGAAGTGTAACATGGTGGAAACCTCTTAAAAGACCTAAAAGGCCCAAAATGGTTGCCGATGATGGATAAAGTTCTAGAAGATTACTTGTGGAGTCAAATATGTGACCCATCCAATAAGGAAATATGGAAAAGTAGTTACCATAGATTTCCAAGGGATGTAATAAAAGAAATGATTGAAAAAGGCTGGATAAAAAGCCCTAAGCAGGGTTGGGCTACATTGAGTAAATGGGAAAGGAAAGGCAAGTATGAATATGGAAGTTGCTTAGACCTAGGATGGAAAAAATGCTAAATAAAGTTTTATCAATATACTACCGGGTAAAAATATTTATATTGCGCATAAAAATCACAAGAGTAAACGCCAGGAAAATCAATCTGGTAAAAGAAAATGAAAGGTTGAGAAGGGAAATTGATAAATACGATGTTAGATAGATGGATATTATTACTTCAAAAAAGACAAGACCTCTTACGTGAAGATGTTAGGTTTTTCTTTGACTATATACACGTGTATGCGATTGCATTTTTCCTTGTTACCATTGTCTTTTATCTAATATACAGGTTTTTAAAATAACTGAATTTGTACTAATAAAATCTTTATGATACATTATGCCTTTATCATCAGGAGGCATTTTGTCATTTTATTACCCACCTTGGAATAATGCTTTAGAACCTAGTCAGGGCAATGTTAGACAATGGCTAGACAATCTTTATTCTAAATTTCAACCGATTGAGCAAAGCCGTTGGAACCAATCAAACATTGATACTCTTTTCTACGCAGGATCGCAAACGTTCGTAAATAGATACTTTAATTTTTCCCCGACCACAAGCTATCAGCAATATTATTTTAATCTTTGCCAGCAACCTGTCAATATGATCACGGGCTATCAACGTCAACACCGCAAGTCGATTATGTATCAAGCTATAGACGGAGCGGATGCACAAACTACAGACCAATACACTAAATTAATGACCTCTATCTGTAATCGTGGGGCTATTCATGAGCAGTTCAGCAAGGCATGTGAGCTTGCAGCGGTATCAGGAATGGTTATGTTGCAACCATACCTCGATTTTACAGGTGACGACCATGCTCAAGGGGAAATGAAATTAAAATTATGGGAATACAATTCTTTTCTAGTTGATCCATATTTCCGTGAGCCTGACATGTCCGATGCTCAATTTATATGGTGCCAAGAGTACATTTCCAAGAAAGAAGCAGAGGAACGTTTCCCTGATAAATTAGAAAACATTGCACCCATGGCGGGCACTCCACAGCGCTATGGGTCGTTTTACTTTCTTCCTGAAAACTATAACATGGCTCGAAATGACCTTATGGTACTCTCTTATGTATGGTACAAATGGAAAAAGAAAAAGAAACGCCTTTACAGCGAACAGAGAAACCAATTCTTTGACTTTGCCGGTGGAGAAGAGCAATTAGAGCATCTTCTACAAGGCATTCCTGATTTACAAGAGGTAACGGTTGAAGTGCCCTGCTGGAAGTTAGCTGTAGTACTCAACGAGCAACTAATGTACCAAGGTGATAACCCTCTTGGAGACATTGGGCCCCCCATGATACCGGTATTTTGGAACTATGAACCTCATATTAATTATTTTGATCTTCGCGTTAGATCCCTCATCCGTACTATGCGAGACCCACAATTTTTATTCAATTATAAGGTTATCACTAATAACGATATTGTTTCTGCAACTATTAATGCAGGATGGATCAGAAAGTCAGGAGCAGTGGCCAATGAGGACAACTTAAAGAAAAGTGGCCAAGGCTGGGATGTCATTATTAATGACGGTTACGAAATGACGGATTGTCAAAAGCTTATACCCTCTGCTGTGCCTCAATCAGACCTTGAATTAGCTCAACAAATGG